GAAGTCTTCGGCGGCTTTTTTAGGGCTCTTGAAACATTCGACAAGGAATTTGCCTAAATCTATAACCACCTCCTTAAGCGCTTTCAAGGCCCCCTCTAAATATCCCGAGTATTTTACGAGTGTCATTTCTCCTTCTGCAGAGCTCGAAAGTGCTGTATAAAGTGTGCCCAGGACAAAAACTATACCCGCTAAAATTACACCCAGCGGAGTAGCAATGAAGGCCTTTGCGGCCGTTGTCATTTGTTCTATGGCGGTAACCGCATTTCGAACCGAAGGAGGGAGCGCGTTCATTAAGGCATTGTATTTCTCTTGGCCTCCCAATAATGAAATAAGTGTCTTATTATGTTTCTTTGCTGTTTCGGCTTCTCTTTTCTGGGCTTCTTCTGTTTCTCTCGTCGCTTCTGCAAGTTTTTTTTCTTCCTCGACGGTTTGCGTTATAACTTGATTGAGGTTACGCTCCCTATCTCTCATGTTATTGAGGGCCTCATTTTCTGCAATAAATTCTTGCGTCAATTGTTTAACGAGTTCCGATTGCTCCTTGATTTTCTCTTTATTCTTTGATCCGTACATGCTCTTCAAGGTTTTGTCGGCGCTGTCCATCTGTGTGCGCAGCCTTTTAACCTCACTGGTTTGGATCTTGATATTTTGCTTTAGATCCTCAAGGCTAACCTGGGCCCATTTTCGCAGCTCTTGTGTCGTCATGTTAGCCTCCTTTTGCATTTCCTTCACGTTTTTCATGAAGTCTGCGGTATTGAGTGCTACATCAAATTGTAATCCTGGCATGGTTTAGTCTTTTTGATTTAAGTATTCTTTTGTAAGTCTCTCGATATTGCTTCTATCTCCAGCATCCACTACCTTCTCTCCTGGTCGAGGTACGTTGACAAGTCGGCGCTCCTTCTCATCCAGGACATGGGTGTTTACGCTGTCAGCGAGCATTAAACGCAAATTTGCATAACTGATCCCCCATACGCATTCATCGTAGGTCCATCCGTATTTCTCGCAGGCTGCACTTATGAGGCTTCCGTATAGGCTAACTCCTCCAGTGGTTATCGAGTTGTTTCCCTGGCGATTTTTTATGTCGCTAATGCGTCGGGCGGTATCTTGCTCCTTGTCGATTCCGAGTTGAATAATGGCATCTTGTGTCTTCTCCATATTTAGAATGGCAAGTATTAAAGTCGCCATTTCCTCGGTATTGAGGTTCTTCGCAAATATACTGGTTCGATGCTCCAGGTCCGTACCATTGAGCATCTGCTTTCCTCTAAACGTGCAAAGCGCGATAAACTTTGCCGCTTCTCTCTTCTCGCGTGATATCGCCACCACAATATTTGTCGTTGTGAATTGTGGGAGTGTTGTATCAATCTGCAGGCTCTTCATCATTTGAGCTCGCAGCAGGCTCTCTCCGAGGCTTGGTGGGTACACCTCATAACTGCGACAGCCTATCGAAAAACAGAAGGGTCTATCGCAAAGTATGTCCGTGATGTCTATTGGTTCTTTATTCGGATTCTTCATGTGTTAAAAGCAATAAGGGCGACGGGCATTTGCCCATCGCCCATGTTATTTAATTCGTCGCAATCCTTTAGAGTGTGACTGCAGTTTCCTTACCGAGCTCCTTGAACGAAACACCAGTAATTGAACCGCTGGATTCTGTAATTGTGACGATACCCTCTCGCACCTGGCGTGTATTGAGGTTTGTTGTAGCACTCTTTGGCTTAAGCGCGTCGAAAACGTATGCCCAGATACCACCATCCTGCGTACTGAAGGAGTCCTGCACTGATACGGATGCTCTTTCGATGTAGATTCCTACGGCAGTTGTATCCTCTGGCTGAACGATCACCGACATTTCGTCAGTTACCACGCCATCGTCGTTTGGAATAGCAGTACGATCTGCGGCCATGCGAACATTTGCGTTGAGCGCGTATGTGTTGCGGCCATACTTTACATCCTCATTCTCACCGCCCTCTACCTTGGCTTCGTTCTTTGTGCCCTGGGTAGTGGCGAGTGTTGTTGAGTTCTCTACTGGAGTTGGAAGTTCGCTCCAGCTTTCTGCTGTTGTCTTCTTATAAAGAAGGCGGCATTTACCCCATGAAAGCATATTCTTACGGATTAAAAATGTTATAAACTAAACGATTATTTATGAAGTGCTCGTTGTTCGGATCGGCGTATATCTTTTGGGATTCCAGTTCGACCTTTCTCGTCTTCTGCACTCGCTTGCTATTGAATAACTCCTCGCAAAGTCTACAAAGGACCCTTAATCTTTTCGAGTCCTCCACCCAGCTCTTGTCCTTGATGACATGAACGTCGGGAACGTAAATATTTACGTTGACTACCGCTCTCTGTATCTCTCCGTTTTGGTTTGCCAGTACGGAAATGACGCAGTCTTCTTTTGTTGAATTGAGCGGTCTTACCCCGGTCTTGCAAATCTGGCCCGATAGGCTTTTTGCAAGTTCCGAATTCTTTAGGAGATTGAAAACATCATCTTTTATGTCGATGTCGTTCATCATAGCTGTTCAAGTTGTTTGTTGATTCGGTCTTTGGTTTTTTCCAGATATTCGTCTATCTTGCTCTTCGCATGAAGTTCCGCGCTTGTTAAAACATCGTATCCCTTTGCCTCTACGTATGGCGCGTATTCCATTCCTGCTACCACCACCAGGCACGGCTCTGTATGCTTTTCTGCGAGCTCCTGGGCAAATGCTCGGCCTATCTTGGCTCCGTTAGCACTTTCTCCTTTCTCCAGTGGCCTGGTCGCTGGCGTAGTCTCAAATGATGAGGCTGCAGCAGTTTGTCCTTCGTATGCTACGACATATCCTATCGAGCTTCGAAGATTGCCAGTGCGGTCCGTCCAGCTTTCGCTCATCGGGCGGTCTCGAGCGACCTTCACGCATTGCTCCCCCAAGTAGGAGAGTGTGCGGACGCATTCGTGTTTAACGATTGAGAGCGCCTCGGTAATTGCCTTTGCGATGATCTGGTCGTTTGTCATATCCACATTTTGGCATGCAATTGATACCTATGAAATCCTAATACCTCCGCTTCCTTTGTTTCGCCATTCGCCTTTGTGAGCTTCACTCTGTCTCCCAGCGCAAAGTCCGGGCATCCTGGCTTGAGCTTTATGGTGTACGAGTATTGCTTGACCTGGCCATCTTCAAGTGCAATAACTTGAGCCGCGTCGTTTGGTACCGCGTCGCATGGCACTGGTTCTTCCTTGGTGTCCATCAGTCTTTCTGCGTCTCCTTCCGCATTGATGAAGGAGTCGGAGCTGATTCGTGTTATCGTATCTTGTTTGACTTTAATGACCGCCATGATAATCTCTGTACTTGTGGTGCTCCTACGGAGGCTTCACCGATTTCCTTTCTTAACGAGTTAACTTTGTTTAATATCAGCGCCTTGTCACCGAGGCTGATTGATAATCCTGCCTCTGTGACGTTTGGCGCGTCTATTAACGAATAGAGGCAATCAGCCAGCGCTCCTTTATAGGATTGGCTGTTCGCTACCTCCTGGCTGAATTCCTCCTCCCCGGTGAGGCCTCTGGCGATGATTTTATTCTCAATCGCGCCCTCGCCGAGTGGATATCCAATTTCATCAGTAAGCGCTTGCTTGATTGTCTTCATATTCTATTTGGGTTTTATTGGTTAAAGTTCAGCGTCCCAGTTTGCGCTATCCTCGTTTACGCGCTCTGCGTATGCCACGGTGATATCTGTGAGGTAGAGCTTGTCTACGTCCTCAATCACTGGGAGTGCTTCAGCCTGGACAGCAGTCATCTCACGGAGTGGGTTTGTTGCAGCGAACTTTGAAATGAGCATGTAGCCATCTACCTCGCTGTAAGTAACACCTTCTACGTGGTGGTTTGCCTCTGCTACCGAGCCATAAACGAATGAACCAGCCATGTCGTCTGTGAGGTAGATGATGCGGTTGTCGTCCCATGGGCGAACCTTTGTAACCACGCCATCCTTCTCGTTGCGGACGAGGCGGTCAACAATCACGAACTCTACGCCGTATGCATCCTTAACGGCCTCATTGAACACTGACTTTGTTGGTGTACCGAGCTTGCTTGTGTTAGTTACCACGATTCCGCGATAATCTGCTACGAGCTGCTTTGCACCATCTGTGTTGCGGAGGGCGTTGTAGCGAGTGAGTGAAAGCCATACCTTTGTGATTGTATTGCCATCGGTCTCGGCCATATCGAGGACCTTCTGCATATCGTCGATTGTGTATCCCTTTGTTGAGTCTGCGATACCGACGCGGTTACGAGCATAATACTTGAAGTTGAAGCGGTGACCGAGTGCAGCCTTGTCTGTGTCTGGAATTACTACGTATCCGTGTGAAAGACCATAAAGGAAGTTGAATTCGTTCTTCTCCTTTACGCCATACTGACATGCGAGTGGATCGGCGATGATTTTGTTGGCAATGTTAGCCCACTTGTCGCCACGGATCTTCATTATGTCGATTGCCTTGAGCTCGCTCTCCTTCAATGGAAGTGCCATACCGAGCTTTGGCAATTTGCCAGATGCGATTGCTACGGTTGGTCTGCTCTTGAGTGGGAGTGGTGAGTCCATTGCCACGATATCAGCGGCTACGCGAGTAGTATTGACAGAGCCCGCCTCCCATGTTGAGTCTGGTGAGTAGCTCTTCTTGAGGTAATCCTCATAAAGGTATGATGGCTGCTTGCGGCTACCATTTACCTTGTCGATGATGTTCTGGAGCTTTGGAAAAAGTTTATCAACCTCTTCCTGGAAAATTGAATTTATTACTGACATATTCTATCCTCCTTCTTTAGTCGTGGTTAAGAATAAGTGCAGGGAGCGCGTTCTTGAGGGCTGTCTTAAGCTGCGCAAGGTTAGCACCAGTTGTTGTGCCATTACCTCCGCAGAATGAGAGCACCTTCTCGTTGATTTCTCCTGCGTTAATTACTCCCACAGATGGCTTGTCTGCGAGGATTGTTGATACGGTCACACCGATGATCTCTGTTCCAGATGCTGGCTCGAGTGAGTAAGTCTTTGAACCCTCACTACCGCTCTCTGTGAGCTTGTAATTCGTTCCAGCTGTGTTGAGTGGAAGAATTGAGCAGATGCCGGATGTAGTGTTGCGAACTACGACAGAGAGAACCGGGATAGTCTTCTGTGCTGTAGGCCAGTTAGTAGTGTCGAGAAAAACTCCACCAAGAATACCGCCTACATAGTTGCGTACTGCGATGGTGTCCTTGCCATTGCTAAACGCCTTTGTAACGTTGTTGAAGTCTGCCATTTTGGTTTCTTATTAATTGAATGTTGCGGCTATATCATCAATGTCCGTATCGGAGATTTCCTTCTTGTTACCCTTGTTACTACCTCCTCCATTGTGAACCATGCCTTTAAGGCCTGCCTGCTCCATTTCTGTAGCATATTCCTGGATATCGGTCTTAATGTCGTCGAGGTATTCATCGAAGGCATCGTCGCTATCAAATTTCCTACCCTCAAAATCCTTTAGAATTCTTCGTCCGTATGATCCGGCGTCCTTAACGATAGCTTCGAGCTTCTTCTTACGGGAGTCTGCTCTACCACTTTCTGCAAGGCCATTAAGGCGTTCTTCCATACCTTCGAATTTCTTAAGCAATGCCTTAACGTATGCGGGAGTGTCCTTGTCGTCCTGGTCGTCGTCATCATTGTTCTCATCCTTCGGAGTCTGTTTGTTCTTCTTACGGAAGTCTTCGATGATGCGATTCGCATTTCTCTGGGCCATTTCCAAGTAAGGCACGGCAGCTGTAACTGCGGTTTCAATCTCGGCTTTGATTTCATCTTCGTCTGCGTCGTCAGCTGCTGTAAGATTGTTTGCGAGTCGCTCCGCTACACTCTTAAGTTCTGCCGCATTAAACCCGAGGCTCTTTACCTTCGGTTTTAAGATCTGCATGACTAACTTAAACTTTTCGTTCATTGTGATTAGCTTTTTGTTTTGTAAAAATAAAAATCGGGTGCGTATAGCCCACGCACCCGATGCAACAAAAAACCATTTGTTAACGTCCTATTTTATCGGTTGCGTATAACATCATACGCTTGTATCTGCAAAGATAATAAAATAATCGTCAATGCGGACACAATGAGCGATTTAACTTGAGTTTATTCGGTCTTTAGCGCGAATGGCCCAAGAAACCACTTAAATTAACCGCTTTGCCTAACTGCGGTCTCTTCTCAAAAGTACCAGTGAGGCAGTCTGGGGCATCGTCATGGGCGTTGCCTCCTTCCTTTCGGTATTTGGTTATCTGCTGCGCGAATTCCGGCCATCTCCTCTTCCAGTCTGCTGGGAAGATGGTAATGTTATTCACATCGGCGCTCTTCGTGAATATGCGGACCTGCTTGTTGTGCGTCTGTGTGAAATCGTGAAACGTCGTCTTTGAATTACCCATGAGCCTGGTCTGCTTCTCGGCATTTCGCCTAAATCCACGACCTCCGTTGTTCGATTCTATCCATGCGTCCTCCGTTCCGTTCTTGGTGAGCATCTGTGCCAGGGCAGGCTCCGTATATTCCATTGGTTTCTTCGTGAATAAAACGTCGGTTACGTAGTTCGCATCGGGCAAGGCGTCATAACAAATTGAGCACAAGAAGTCGCTACCAGTATCGGCGGTGTCGGTATAGTTCATCTTCTTTACCCACTTGGCCACTGGTATGATGTCGTAAGTCTTGAACTCATGGTACATCAATCCTTCTATCGGTGTTGGGTTCTGTAGGTATTGCGTCTCGTACACGAAGCTGTTTGCGGCTTCGATTTTCTGCAAGTCCTCCAAGCTATGCTTGAAGGGCCATAGTGGCTGTCCGTCCTCTGTCACGCATGGTATCGACAATACCTCCCAGTCGTCCTTCTCGATTTCCTGGAGGTAGCCACAAAGGTCATGCTCATGGAGGCGCTGCATGATGATGATTATCGGGGTGTGGCGGCTGTTCACGCGGTTTCGGATCGTCGTCTCAAATCGGCGATTTACGTTCTCTCGCATGAGGTCCGATAATGCGTCTTCTGGCTTAATCGGGTCATCGATTACTATTGCTCCTCCGAATTCGTGTGTCTTCGTATCATCGAGCTCGTCTTCCTCCTTCTCTACCAGTCCCGCTCCAAATCCAGTGATCTGTCCCAGGGTAGATGTGGCATAAAGTCCTCCTCCCTGGATGGTGTCCCACTCCGATTTGCTTGAGTGTCCCTTGCGGATTCTGCAGTTGAAAATTCGCCTATATTCCTCGCTCATCACGATGTCCTTCACGGCCTCGGAATTATCCAGGGCCAGGTTCTCGGAATAGGACAAGTGAATGAAGCAGGCACTCGGGTTCCTGGCGAGGCCCATGGCGATAAAGTTCTTAACGGCCAGCTCAGTCTTTCCGTATCGGGGCGCGATATTGATGAGGAGTTTCCTGGTCTTTCCTTCAAGCACTCGCTGGAGCGCTTCTGCTATCTTCACATGGTGCTGGCCTACTATGAACTTTCGGCGATGCTGGTCCTTGAAGAAGTATCGCGTAAAAAGCAAGGGATCCGATAGTAGGAGCTCCTGGAGTATCTGTTTGTTGCTGTATGTCTGTTCTCCTTCCATATTAAATACTTGCGAGTACGTCCTTTATGAATTGTTTTGCTTCGCATTTTGTAAGTCCTTCGTGCTCCACGATTGGCAATCCGTCGGGGCCAGTAACCTCCACGGTCTGCTTGGTACCTCCGTACTGGCGCTCGCGTAATAATGTGGCTGTCTTGCAGGTACCATTCTTCATGTCGGTCAGCAATGCTACGGCGAGGTTCTTTGCGTAGGCTGGCGCCTCTTCGTCCATGGCTACAAGTTTGAGCTCGCTGGCTGTGAACACCAGGAGTTTGCTCTCCCAGTCATTTACCTCGCCCATGGTCATGGCGTATTTCCTGGCTGCGGCTCTCTTGCTCAATAACTTTTTAACGTATCCGTCCACTCGGCTCTTTGGTCTTCCTTTAGGATTTCCGCTTTGTCCAGGTTTGAAACAATAAGGCCTAATCGCGGCCAGGCTATTTGGATTGTGATTTGCTCCCATATTTGTCTTTCGGTTTATTGGTTAATAAAGGCAGGAGAGGCGGTCCGTTTGCGTCTCTCCTGCTGATAGATTAGAATGGTGCTCCGGCATTAGCAGAACTTGCCAATGAGAAGGAGCGCCTGCTTGCAGAGGTGCGATTTGTCAGCTTCGTCTTACCTCCGCTTGGATCACTTGCATTTGCTTCCATGCCATCTCTGTTTTAATTGTTAAACTTTCTTTTATCTATCGTATCCCACAGCGCCTTTGATCGGATGCTGTGGTTTATCGTCTTGTACTTTTCGAGGATGCTATCCCAGGCTTCTTCGTAGAAGTGGTATAATTTCTCGTTGTCCTCGATTGTGAATTGCTCAATATTGCCGCTTGTGCGAAGGTTGGCGCTTCCGTGAATGACTACGTGCTTGCCTCCGTCCGTGATGAATTGCACTGTCTTCGTATGCACTGAGGCGCCTGCCATCTGGAACCTATCGCCCTGGTCCAGCTCCCGGTAAATGTAAGGCACCAGCACGTTCCTCTCATGCGCCATGAAGTAGTCGCTGATGATGAGGTCCAGGTGGTCCACAAGTCCCCAGTTGAGGAGGTTCGCCAGGCTGTCCACGTTCTCCTGGTTGAGCGAGAGGGTGGTTATGATCATCCTCTTGGTGTGGGCTCGGTGCTCCACCATGAAGGCCTCTATGAAATCTCCGAATATGAAAGTTCCATTAACGAGGGCGTCGGTTCTCATGCCAGCCTCCAGTTTTAGGTTTCGCGCCAGTTTCTCGGCATTCGCATACATCACCTGGTCGTCGCGCATCTCGCATCGGCGTGGTGGCATGTACCTCATCGGCTCTGCTTCAAGTCCTGGGTTGATGTCTATGTTTATGTCTCCCAGGTCGAAGTTCTCCAGACCTCCTGGATCAAAGTCCCAAGTCTCAGCCATTACAAATCCTCCATAAAGTTACCATAATATTCGGCCTTTTGGCCCGTGAACTCTTCCCATCTGTTGATTATCACGTCCACGTACACGGGGTCCAGTTCTACGGTAGCGCAAATTCTGCCTAACTGCTCGCAGGCCATGAGTGTACTACCCGAACCACCGAATGTGTCGATGATGGTGTCTCCCTTCCTGGTCGAATTGTTTATGAGTCGTCCGATGAGTGGAAGTGGTTTCATTGTTGGGTGCTCTGCGCTTCGAAGTGGTTTGTCCTCCTCGATGATTGAATTTGGGAGGTTGAGTATCTTTGTAAGCATGTCCACAAGTTCCTCTTTTCGCATCTTGGCGAGGTCTGGCGAGGTGTCCCGCCAATCGAGAGCGGTAGTGAGGTCTCTTCGGCTTGTGAAGTAGTGAGCGGCTCCGTCCTTCCATCCGTATAGGCATGGTTCATGGATCCATTGGTAATCCTGGCGACCAAGGACGAGGCTGTTCTTCTTCCACATGAGGCACTGGCGTATTGTAAGTCCTGCTCTGTTGGCTGCAGCTCGGAAGTTATAACCTTCGATGTCGGCATGCCAAATGTAAAACGATCCACCCTGCTTCAAGTATGCGGTTGCTGTCTGGAAGGCTTTTGTAAGGAAGTCCTGGAATTGGTTTGCTTCCATGTGGTCGTTCTGTATCTTCTTTCCGTCAGCACTCTCGTAGTCCACGTTGTATGGCGGGTCCGTGATCCAGCAGTCTGCTGTCGTCTCCTGCATGAGGGCCTCCATGGTAGCGGTCTCGCAGCTGTCTCCACAGACAAGTCGGTGCTTGCCTAACTTGAACATATCGCCCAGCTTACTCTTTGGCTGTTTTGGAGTGACTGGCTCGAAGTTATCGTCCTTTGCTTCCACCTCTCCGTTGAGGTCTGTAGGTTCATCGATGTCGAGTCCCCAGTCTTGGAGCTCCTGGAGGTTCCAGTCTCGGAGGAGTTCTTCAAGTTCCCACTCTCCGAATGACGAGTTATCCTTGATGACGCAGGCTCTCAATTGTGCCGCAGTCACGCTTTCGGGTATGACCTTGCATGGCGCCTCGGCGTAGCCCAGCTCGCTCATGGCTCTGTATCTCATGTTACCGCCGATGATGATGTATTTCTCTCCGTGCTTGTAAACGATGAGTGGCTTGAGTCCGAGCATCCATTCGTCGTCCTGGAGGCTCTTCAGCAATTTTCTATAACTCTCGTCCCTTATAAATCTCGGATTCTTTGGGACGCCTGGTATCTGTCCTTTGTTGGTCTCTATCGAGCTCATGGGCAGATTAATTGTCTGTACGCTGTCGATTTGTTTCATATTATTTGGTATTTAAGTATTTACTATGTAACTTTGCAATTAATCGAATATAAGATTATGGAAAAAGTCCTATTATCCAAATCGGAGAAGCGCTTCATTTTCTCTCTGCTTAAAGGGCAGAAGGCGTTATTCTCGGAATTCTCCCCGGAGGAGCTCTCTGTTGTAGCTCGGTCCCTGGAGCACAAGGGCTTTGTCCGTGTCGGCTATATCGAGGGCGGTTATGTGGAGGCGGTGCGCCTATCGGCCTATGGTCATTCGTACCTGGAGTTCAATCCCGCTCTTTCAAATCCGATCACCCGAGGTGATGTAACATTTATTATAGGCATCCTCACCTTCATCCTGGCCCTTGCGGGTTTCATTCTTGGTGTGGTCGCTTGCTCACGTTTAATGTAATTTTTATTATGGAGACTATATTTGATTATAATCCCACCGATACCGAATTGCAAAGATTTGGCGGTAGAGACGCCATTCAGCACTTGAAGTCTTGTGGCATAGATATTACGGAGAGTCACGATGATCGTTTGTACCAGCTTGGATTGCTGTTCTTAATGCGCGGTCATAAAAAACGCGCAGACCAATATTTTTCCCAAATTCAAGACCGCAACAAATTAAATTTATTGTTTGAGGATTTTTGAAAATACGTCGAGTTCTATCATACCGAATATCTGTGATGTCGTTTCGTCACCAGACATTTTATTTAGCAAGACCCCAATGCGTTTATCAAAACTTTTATATCCTTGAAACAGCAAACCTTCCGCTTGTCTAATAAAATCATCCTCATCTATGGATTTCACACGCAGCAATTCTCGCATATTCTCTACCGTAGTGCTGTATCCATATCCGTGTTCAAGTACCCATTGAGCATTCTTTGCATTATATGCTCCACCTATGTCCGATAGAAATTCAAAGTATGTCTTTCGAGATACTAATTGATTTGTAGTTTCAACTGCCACTCGCGTAAATCCTTGAGGTGTATCTATCCCAGGAACAGCAAATACTTTATTCACGCGATTGTGGTTGATTTCATGCCATAATGCTTCTATCGAATACTCCTCTTCTTTTAGTAATTTTTCTCCAGAGTGTATTTTTGTCATCGCTCTATTAAGGCATTCTCCCGGATTGAAACCATTAGCATCTGTCGCAAAGTTCACCCATATGTCTCCGTTACAATCGGTACCCATATAACCTTTTGATTGAGATACCGCTCGGATTCCTTTATACCCTCGAGGGAAATACGTAGGATTTGCAATTGCATAATTGCTCATAATATCTTGAACCTGGGTTATATCTTGAATTTCTCCAGGAATTAGGATATTTTCTTCTCCCGAAAATGAAGGATTCGAATTAAATCCAGATATACCAAACAAAGGACGAAATCCTCCGTTTTTGCCGATCTGGTAATTGTCCCTCACCCAGTATGGCAAAGTACCGCGCTGACGCGCAGCCTCCAGGCGCTCCGCATTATCCTCCATGTACTGCCGATATGCCGCAGGCGGTTCCTGGACCTCATTCACGCTTGGAGTGCTCTCGTCGTCATTGAAGAACTCGTCCTCCGTTTTGAGGATTGGCACTATGTAGCACAAGTCGTTAGGATGCCATCCCGACCATTGAAAGTCTTTAGGGTACTTGCCAGCGAGGGTATCGCAAATGTCCGGGCATGGGTGGGATCCCGACAATTTGATTTCATATCCCACCACAAAGTCCTCTTGCTGGTAGCGCTCCTGGTCCGCATTGCGATACGCCATATTTATTTCCGTCCTGGTCAGTCGTAGGGCGTTCTTGTACGAGCTGCGGTATATTCCAGGGCCTGGGTGGTACGCAGCAGCATTCTTGGAAAGTACAAGCTCCCCATACTCATTTCGCACCCTACGATACAGCCTATCCGGCTCCTGGAGGTATTGCTTCATCTGCGTCGCTAACGTAGCGGCGCTGGTCCCATCGGCAAATGAAGCAGACACCGCCAGCTCCATCTCCTGCTGTACCTGGTCATTGAGGTTCCATACTCTTTCACTCCATCCATGTGTTCCAGTCTTTTGTTGTTTAAGAAAGGCATCCCTCGCATCCGTCTTGTGTGCGAGGTAGCCAGCGAACTTTTTGTCAGTCGCATCACCGCCATACTGGCGGATGATGTCAGTAACCATTCTGTCGTGATCCGTCTCGGCCCTCTCCCATTCCTGGCGTGTTCCTCGGTCCACTACGAACGAAATGTCGGCCAGGTAGGTATTCATAAGTTTCTTGAAGGCCTGGAAGGCTGCAGGGAATGAGGCAAATCTAAACATCGAGCCCGCAGACGCCTGGTAAGTCGTACTCGCAGCCAAGTTGGCGACATCCCTCTCGAGCTCATGGTATAACTCATCCACCGCACCCGAGTATGCATCGAGGCGGTGGTTGAGCTCATTAAATCTCGGCTTTGTATTTATCCTGGGCGTCTTGCCCTTGTTCTTATCCTTCTTTGCCATTCATTACATCGCTTGGTCTCCAAACACGCCAGCCATTGCACTCATTCGAGAGGCGGTGTCCTCCTTCTGTATCTGGTCCATCTCCTCATCGGCATTTCCTGCAAGTCCGGCATTCTTGATTGCTGTGAGTTGGCTCACTACGGCCTTTCCTCCTGCGGCTTGTACCCACTTTTGGATTTCCGCAGCTTCGTCATTGAGGATGAATGGCGTGATGACATGCTCCACCTCGATGCTGTCAATGTCCGCAGCGCTCCACTTCGGATTCATCTTCTTGAGGTACGCCTTGATGACATTCGTCTCTCGTTCCAGGGCCTCAATCCATGGACCGCTCTCGTCGCCCACCTTCAAATGGGCATCCATGAGGAGTGTCTGTCGGGCATCGTATCCGATGTTGCCGAGTGAAGCCATGGCCTCGGAGCTGATGTCCGGGAGTTGCGCGAGTTTATGGATGAGGTTCCAAAGGTAGCCCACATGCCATTTCGTCGCATCGAGTCCCTGGGCCCATGAAACGTAGGCCACATCGCCTCCGTTCTCCACCTTGAACACCTTCATCGGATCGCTGTCCTCCTTCTGGTGCTCTGGATCTATCGGTTCCTTTTCCATTGGCACGACCTCTCCGGCAATCTTAAGCACTGGTGCGGAGTTGTAGGCCACAATGTCCGAGCTGCGTGAAAGGGTGTACTCGATGTTGTCTCGCAAGTCCTGGAGGCTTTCCCATATTGGATGCTGGCGGTGCATGTAAACGCCAGGTATCTTTAGAATGGTGATTTGCTCATGCTCCTCCTCGGTCCATGCTCCTGCTGATGGCATCGTCCACTTGTAGCGCTCTGTCGCTGTGAATGTCTCGAAGAACTCCAAATCCTGGTCCTTGACCTTTCGGGTGTATGCGTAGCTCATAGCGATGAGGTCGTCGTTCTCATCGAACAATGGGTACAGCTTGCTTCCATCCATTGGGCTGAAGGTCTTACACTTTAACTTGTATGGTGTGTGAAAGCCATATAGGTCGTTCTCGTTCTCGGCAAGGTACCACAATGTGAAGATTTCACATGCCGCGAAATATGCACGCGAGCGCTTGAGGTTCTCGCTGTCCACTCTGGCGTGCTTGTATATTTTCTCGATTGCGTTGGCGATCTCCTGGCGTACCTCGCTGTCGTCCACGTTATGGTACACGCGTTTAACTGGCAAAGCGAACATGAATTCTTGCATTCGTTTTGTCAGCAGTTGCTCTATGGCTACATGGATCCTGGCAAGTTTCTTTATCTTGCGGTCATGGTCCCTGGCTATCTTATGTTCTGTTGGTTCGTAGTCCTTCTTCAGTAACTCCCAGTCTGGCAGGGTTACTGACTTGACCTTAAGGCTGTCTATAATCTCCGAGGTCGCCTTTCCGCTTCGGAGGATATCTTTGATGTCGTCCATTGGCTTGGGTTAGGTGCTCCTTCACACCTGGTTTTGCTGTTGTTCTTTGGCAAAGTTATAAAATTTCGTGACCTTTCCGGCAGATGGGCGCTATAATCCCCTCATTTATCGCTGTTTTTGGCTTGTGAGGCTATTTGGAACACCTGGATATGTGTTGCTGTTCCGAGCACTTTTTCGTGTCTCCTGGGGCCAAATGCGGGACAAGTAGGATATTTTCTTGTCGCTGGGGTGTCAAAAAATCCAAAGGAGGGGGTGATTGGTAACTTATAAGTCTATACAAGACGCTCCTTACGCCCGATTTGGTTAATATTCGTGTTGATTGCTCCTCCTCCTTTGGTGTTATTTTACCCAGTAATCCTCAAATCTTTTGCAGGCTCCAAAAATGAAACGATTGTTGCACCATCTTGCCATCTTTCGGTATTCCCTGGAGGCATGTTCTTTATCGTAAAGCATAACGTATGCCCAGTATCCCATGTCTCTCAAAGTATAAATTCTGTCGAGGTCCTGGTCCATGGTAGTGTCAAAATTACAAAGGACGTAAACCACGCGGTTATGCTTTGGCGGTTTCTTCTTTGAGTGGGCCATGTATGTTTCCAGTCCTCGAAGTACAATGTCTCGGTCCTGGTATCGGTCCCAGGCAAAGTGTATCTCCGTCATTTTTATTCTTCCTAACATTTCGGCTTTCTCCGGAGTCATCAATCGGACATCGACTCCCTGGTTAAGGTCTATATTCGCTCCAGTGTCTATCAGCTGTTGAAGAAGAACTTTCCAATCCTTGCAGGCTAAAATGTTAGGATCACACAGAACTATGTTCTTCTGTCCATTCCAGAATTCGTCAAGATTCGCCACGCGTCTCACCGCTTTACCCTCCTTCGCTGCAACATGACAAAAATTGCATCCTCTCGGGCATCCCCTGGTTAAAAACCCGTAGGCGGTGTCTTCTGTAAGTTCTGGATATAGGCTATAATCCGGGTAGGTATGTTCTATCTCATACGGAAGTTCCACATCCTTCTCCTTGCAGAATTTTTCTCTTCCTTCTTGTAGCTCGATGGCGTATCCAGTCCCTCCTCTTACAATTTCATGCGCATTTGGAACGTATGGATAATCGGGTGAGAAAGAAAAAACTTTGCTCATGTAGACCTTGTCGTATCTTTCGAGATCAGTCGGTTCGTACCATTGAACCAGGTCTCCCCGGCTCCTATGGTACGCGCTGATTTTCATTAACGCAATGTTCGGAAATTTTTTACCTCCGTCAACATCAATTAATCCTATTTTCATTTTAATCCTCGATATTTTCGTCAAGTTCGATGTATATCGTTCCGTACTCTGTTCTAAAAGTTATCGATTCCTGGTTCTGCTCCTTCATTTCCTTTGCTAACGAGCGAAGGGCATTGTAGTGTCTGTTTATAAATTCCTGCTTTGTCATATTCCAGTTTATTTTTAGTAACTCATTGATTGTCCTTCCTTCCATTCCGGGAGAAGGTACCCATGCTTGTCAGTACAATGACCATGTATCCATTGTTTCTTCTCCTCCTTGAGGTCGTTCCACATAGCGGTACATGCTGGATAAGTGATTTCTGTAACGATATCGCTATTTCTGCTCGCTACCTTTGTGGCTATTCTCTCCTTCTGCGAAGTGGTAAGTGAAGCCCACCACGCGTCTAATTTTGAAATTTCCATAATTGTATTATTTGATTTGTTTCCATATATATCCGTTCTCGCAGTAGCATCCCCATTTGGGGCTGAAGGCGCATGAGAAGCAAGTGTTCGCTATTCTCTCCTTTGCTCGTTCCACCTTCATTCCATTTGAAAGCACCACCACCTTCTGGTGGTTTGCGTATGCTTTCTTCAAGGCTTCTATATCTTCGTAGTTCATGCGTATGTTTTCTTGTATTTCTTAAGTCTTACCTTCAATGCATCCAGTAAGGCCTTTTGATTTTCCACCTTGTTGCTAACCGCATTTGCAGCATCGCAGTCCACCGTCTCCTCCACCACGATTTTGTACACTCGGGTAGGCGCTGTCTGTCCCTGGCGATGAAGTCGGGCGTTCCCCTGGAGGAAAAGTTCAGCATTGAAGCCAGTACCATACCAAGCAATAACGTTACCGCCATGCTGTAGGTTGAGTCCGTAGGCTGTTGAGGCGGCGTGTGTGAATAGAACGTCTATCTCCTTGTTGTTCCATGCTACCAGGTCCTTGTCTCCTTCGTACTTTCGTACTCGCAGACCTTTGAGCTCTGGTCGTTCCATGGCTCTGTAATAATCATGCTGGAATTGGTAGAAGACAAGGACACTCTCTCCTCCTGCTTGTGCCTCCTCGATAAGTTCCATCAGCGCATCCATCTTCTCCTGGTGTATCTCATGCACGTTATGCTCCTCGTCATAAATAGCTCCGTTGGCATATTGCATCAGCTTGTTCATGAGGGCTGCGGCTGATGAGGCTATGATTGCCTGGTTCGTCTCTCCCTCCGTCTTACTTGCAAATTCCAGTACGTTATCCATCTCGAACTTAAGGTATCCTATCATGACCCTCGGGCTCAGTTTCACGGATCTGGTCGTCTCGATGAGTGGCGGTAGGTCCAGGTAGTCCTCTGCGGTCATAGTCAGTACTATGTCCTTAATGCGTTTGTAGATTTCCTGGTCCATTCCTCGCTTGATATCGCATTTCATCATGATGTTGTTCCTGGTGTAGGTGTCAAAGTAAGCACTGATGTAGTGGTTCTTTGTCCTTCCTAACCTCTCGCCCATGTCGATGCAGTACATCTGTCCCCATAGGTCCTTCAGTCCGTTTGGCGTTGGCGTGCCAGTCAGTCCCACCACCCTTTGCATCTTTGGTCGTACCGATTTGAAGGCTTTGAACCTTTGACTTTTCGAAGTCTTAAAACTCGTCAGCTCATCAAGTACCACCATGTCGAATTTCCAGCGGTTAATCATCGTCTGTACCACCCATACGAAGTTGTCGCGGCTGGTCACGTAGATTTCGGCCTCTTTAGAAAGTGCCGCGAGACGTTGCTTCGCAGTACCCAGGACAATGCTTACCTCCAGGTGTTTGAGGTGATCCCACTTTTGGCATTCTTGTGCCCATGTGGATTCTGCGACCTTCTTCGGGGCTACCACCAGCACCTTCTCCACCTCGCAATCGTCTATGAGGTTGCTTATGGCGGTCAGTGTGCTCACGGTCTTTCCGAGTCCCATATCCAGGAAGAGGCAGCTGTAGGGATGGTCCTCAACAAATTGTATCGCTTTCTCCTGGTAGGCATGTGCGTTCAGCTTCATTTTCTTTCAGTTTTTGTAGTTTTCTTTCCAGTAATACCTTTCGGTTATTTACTCCCGGCTTGAATTCTGTATTCGGGCTGGCTCTATGTCCCTTCTTGAACATTCCGCTATTTCCTTGGGTTATGTTCACAAGTCGGGCCCTCCTTCGGGCCTCGTCAGTCCATTTCCTAAACAATACGGGATCCTTCTGCAGTCCAAGTTCGCGCGCTTTCCTGGCTATCGTCCTTTGGGAAACCCCGAGGTATTCCACAAGGTCTTCGTTCTTGGTGATCGGGAATAATCTTTTGAAGTCGTCCAGCATTTGCGGTGACCAGTATAATCTTATTCCGTTAATCCTTTGCACCTTCTGTCCTCGCGCATTGTAACTTATCTTTTTTTCGCACGACAGCTTTAGCTTGCTTACTTTTTGCGAGACGGCCCCGTGTGATCGTCCTATTCTTTCGGCTATCTCTTCCTCGGGAATTACTCCGTGTAAGGCTTTCAGCTGTTGTATTTCTTTCTCATTCCAAGGCATCAGTTTGAATATCGTAAGTCCTATAACTGCTCGTCTCTTCCTTACCGACCACTTTGTCCTATGAAGGTGTTTGCCTATCTGCTCATCCGTCTTCCGCCCTACCCATTTTTCAAGGTAGGCGTCTTCCTCGGGTGTCCATTTATGAAATTGTCGTTTTAGTTTTCGTCCCATAGGTTCTATTCGTAATGTTCTACTATTCGGTTAATCACTAAGTATAGGACAAATCCTATCAAAGTGTCAAGAGCCAGGGCTGTGATAAACATCATCAAGCAGCCAAGTTTGTATTTTGTTCTTTTCATAATGGTTCGGGTATTTGTTAGTCTTCCAGTGGGCAATTCTCGTGAATGTATAGGAAATTTCCGGATGCTACGCAGTATTCTCTGCACGTGGATCCGTCGTAGTTCTTGTCCTCTCGGTAATTCTCGCAAGAGTAGCATTTGAAATCTTTTGCGCTCATATCATTTTGCGGTTAAATGTTGACAATTGTTTTGATTGGTCTCTGTTCCGTAAATTTCGCATACGTGTTGGTAAAAGTGCCTGCAGTTTATGCAAATGCTTGGTTTAAGTTTCGGTTTCTTCATCGGTCTTTGGTTTTTAGGTGATTTATGAATTCTTGTATTTTGTCTGGAGTGTCAATGACGAACACCTCAAATCCCAGGCTCCTTAATTGTTCGTGTCGGATCTGCTGTATGCGTCTTGGCTTATCTCCTTTTGTTTTCATCTCTACCCAGGTTGCTTGGCCTCCTGGCATGAGAACTAATCTGTCCGGATATCCTATCTCGATTTGGCTGTAAAACTTGAGGGCTTTACCTCCCAGTTCTGCGACCTTCTTGGTGAGTTGGCTCTCGAGGTATTTCTCCGAGTTGATTCTTCTGCTATCTGGCATGGTTTTTGGTTGTGTAAACAAAATGGAGGTGTTTTGTTCGTAGTATATACAATTAGGCTGATTAGGCGTGTATATATGCGCTTTATTATGCCTATTTTAATTTTCTTCCCTTTTTATGTTTTTTTTGTTTACATTGTTTACAATATGGTCTATTCGGCTGTTTCTCTTTATTTTAGTATGTAAACAAAAGTGTAAACAATTAATTGCCTTTTTGTAGTTTCTGTTTACTTTCGATGTAAACAAAACTTTTTTGTATACATGGCTTTGTTTACACTTTTGTTTACGTATTTATAAGTCCTCCTCCAGGTCGTTCAAGTCGGATTTTCTATAGGCTCTTTGAGCACCATATAAAGGTATTCTCATCGGGCTATTTGATTTCTCCCATCCCTCGATTGATTCGAGGAGTCGGTTAATCTCTCGGACCTTGAAACGCACGCGATCATCGTCGATTCGTCCATGGAAAACTTCGCACCAAATCTCAAGGGCGCATACCCTATCTCGCTTGGTCACTCCGTTG